TTAACATTAAGAAAATTAAATATTAACGAAGAAGAAGAAGTTTTAAAAACAAGATATAAACAACTTCTTTTAGAAGAAAAAGAAATAGGAGATAAATTAAAAGAAAAATATGGTAACGCACAAATAGATTTGAAAACAGGTGCGATAACCAATAATGAATAATATTTTTAAAAATTTCTTATATATTTATTATTGATAAAAATAAATTATTAAAATGGCTGAAACACTATTATCCCCAGGAGTATTAACACGTGAAAACGATCAATCACTTGTTACTCAAGGACCTGTAGTAGCAGGACTAGCAGTGCTAGGTCCTACGGTAAAAGGTCCAGTAAATGTCCCAACAGTAGTTACTTCATATAGTGATTACGTAAATAGATTTGGTGGATCATTTACAAGCGCAAGTATAAAATTTGAATACCTAACTAACATTTCAATTAATAATTACTTCCAACAAGGAGGTGAAACTGCAATTGTTACTAGAATTGTATCAGGTGGGTTTGCACCCGCAAGTACAGAGGTAAGAGCAATTATGCATGCTGATTCTGCATCATTTACATTAGAAACCTTATCAGAAGGTGCTATAATGAATAACTCAGGTAGTGTATCTACAAGTGGTTCATTAGTAAGTGGTTCAACAGAAAATGTAAGATATGAAATTGCAAATGTTGATTCAGGAAGTGGTACATTTAACTTATTGATTAGAAGAGGGGATGATACTACAAGTAGAAAAACAATATTAGAGTCTTGGACAGACTTATCATTAGACCCAAATTCACCACAATATATTGAATCAGTAATTGGTAACCAAACAAAAAATTTCGATACTGATGGTGATGGAAATAGATACATACAAGTTACTGGATCTTACGTTAATAACAGCCGTTACGTAAGAGTGTCTTCAGTAGGTTCACCAACCTTAGATTACTTAGATAGTGATGGTAATTTTAAATCAGAATATACATCATCATTACCTCAAATAGGTAGTGGTTCAAAAGAAGGAGCATTTTCAGGTGGAGCAGGTAATGTATATGGATTAGGTGCTAATGGAAATACAAGGTTAAAAATGTATGATGAAATAGATGTTTCTTCAATTCAAGGATTAGAAGCAGCTTACTATACATCATCATTAAACCTATTACAAAATACTGATGAGTATGATTTTGAAATATTAGCTATACCAGGTGTAACAATTCAAAATGGATCAGTTGCTACAAACGCAGCAATAGATTGTGTTACACAAAGAGGAGATGCTATAGCAATAATTGATACTAGAAATTATGGTTCAACATTAAATCAAGCAGTAACTTCAGCAACAACAGTTGATTCAAGTTATGGTGCTACTTATTGGCCATGGGTTCAAGTATTAGGAATAGAAACTGGTAAATTAGTTTTTGTACCAGCTTCAACAGTAATACCAGGAGTTTATGCTACAAATGATAGATTAGGTGCTGAATGGTTTGCCCCAGCAGGATTTAATAGAGGTGGTGTAGGTGGTGTAATCCAAACTGAAAGAAAATTATCTCCAGCAGATAGAGATAAATTATATTTAAATAAAATTAACCCAATTGCTCAATTCCCAGGAAACGGAACAGTAATATTTGGACAGAAAACTCTACAAACTAAAGCTACTGCTTTAGATAGAGTAAATGTTAGAAGATTACTAATTGAATTAAAGAGAGTAGTTGGAAACATTGGAAATACATTATTATTTGAACAAAATACAGCAGCAACTAGAAATAGATTTATAAACCAAGTAAATCCATTTTTAGAATCAATCCAACAAAGACAAGGATTATATGCTTATAGAGTAGTAATGGATGACACAAATAATACAGCTGAAGTTATTGATAGAAACCAAATGGTAGGACAAATATTTATTCAACCAACTAAAACAGCTGAATACATTGTACTAGACTTCAACGTAACACCTACGGGAGTTGAATTCTAAAAATTTAAAAAGGCAATATTTATAATAAACAATAGAAAATGGCAGTATTAGACCCTAACGAAATAATGTTCACCGCTTTTGAACCAAAAGTTCAAAATAGATTTATACTTTACGTTGATGGTGTACCAGCGTATTTAATTAAAAATGCTACAGCACCAGGATTTGAAGCAGGTGAAATAATTCTAGATCACATGAATGTGTATAGAAAAGTAAAAGGAAAAGTTAGATGGAACGATATGACTTTAGGTCTATACGATCCTGTAACTCCATCAGGAGCTCAAGCTATAATGGAATGGGCTAGATTAGCACACGAAAGTGTAACTGGTAGAGATGGATATTCAGATTTCTATAAAAAAGATTTAACATTAGATATATTAGGTCCAGTAGGAGACGTAGTAAGCGAATGGGTTATCAAAGGAGCTTACGTTAAAACAGCTACATTTGGTGAGTATGATTGGTCAGCTGACGCAGCTATCAACTTAGATATCACTATAGCTATGGATTACTGTATCTTAAACTTTTAATTACCCAACCCTCCATACCTTTGAGAATGGTGCTTTATTTAGGCACCATTTTTCTTTTTTATATATTTATATCCGTAAAAACTAAGTTATTTAAAGTATGGAAGAAAAAGTTACAGAATCAAAATTTAAATTCCCAACCGAAATTGTTGAATTACCATCTAAAGGATTAATTTATCCTAAAGATAACCCATTGTCTTCTGGTAAAGTAGAAATGAAATATATGACTGCCAAGGAAGAAGATATTCTAACTAACCAAAATTATATTACTAAAGGTATTGTATTAGATAAATTAATTGAATCTTTATTAGTAACTAAAGTAAATTATAATGATTTAATAAATGGAGATAAAAATGCATTATTAATAGCATCACGTGTATTAGGTTATGGAAAAGACTATGAATTTAGATATGGTACAGAAACAATAACAGTTGATTTAACTACTCTAGATGATAAAAATTTAAACCCTAATGATTTAATAGAAGAAGGTATAAATGAATTTGAGTTTACTTTACCACATTCAAAAACTACACTAACTTTTAAATTATTAACACATGGAGATGAAAAATCTATAGACAGAGAATTACAAGGTTTAAAAAAGATAAGAAAAGATATAGTCCCTGAATCAACTACAAGATTAAAATACATAATTACATCAGTAGATGGTGATAGAGAAAAGAAAACAATTAGAGAATTTGTAGATAATTATTTGTTAGCTAAAGATGCTAGAGTATTGCGTGAAGAAATCCGTAGAGTTTCACCTGATGTTGAACTTAAATATTACGGAGAAGATGTAGAGGAGGGCATCGATATACCAATTTCCCTTAACTTTTTTTGGCCTGACAGCAGAGTATAGATCAGGTTTATTCTCTCAAATTCACGAAATAGTATTCCATGGTCAAGGTGGTTATGATTGGCATACTGTTTATAACATGCCTATTTGGCTTCGAAATTTTACTTATAAAAAATTAGAAGAATATTATAAAAAGAAAGAAGAAGCTCAAAATAAACAAACAAATACTTTAAAAAACGATTCAAAAGTACATAGACCCGATATAAATCCATCTAATGTTTATAATAGCTCAATGCCTACTAAAAAGTAGGCATTTTTTATATTTATATATGGTAAATTCACTATATGGCATCTAGAGAAGAATTATTTAGAGAACAAGAAATCAATAGATTACAAAGAGAAAGAGCAGGTATTTCATCTGATCTTGCAGCTGACTTACGTGAAACTAGTAATATTATTAGAGAACAATCAAGATTCCTAGGGCAAGAAAGAACCGAAAAAGAAGAAATACGTAAGATTACTAGGGAAATAAACAAATTAGCCCAAGAATCTTACAACATAAGCCTATCAGACTTAGCCAGTAAAAAAACTCTCACAAAATTAGAAGGAGATAGAGAAAAACTTAGTAAAAAAATAACAGATAGTGTTAAACTTTCTAATTCCTTAAGTAAAGAACAAAATAAAGTAGCTAAAGATCTTGCTATTACATTAGGTGAACAAGTTGATGATATAATTAGATTTCAAAAAGAATTAGAGTCAACTGAAAGGATAGCAAAAGATCTTCAAGGTGCAGTTGGGGTTCAAGCATTTTCTGGAATAGCTGATTTTATTAAAAGTATCCCTGGATTAAGTCAATTTTCTAGACCTTTTGAAGAAGCATCAGACGCTATTGTAAAAGTAGCTGTTGATTTAGAGCAACAAAGAAGAGATCTTAATAGACAAAAAATTGAAGAATTAGGTATACAAAAAGAATTAGGTGGTTTAGCCGGTAAATATGGTGCAGCAAAAGCTAGAGAACTAGGATTAGATAAAGAAATTGTAAGCCAATTAAAAATTGGTAACCAACTTAGGATTCAAGCATTAAAAGTAACTACCCAATTTGGAGCAACTGCGTTAGGTACTCTTATTGTAGCTAATTTACTTGCTGCTAATGCCGCACAAGCAGAGTTTAGAAGAGAGGTTGGTAGAAGCATATCTGCATTAGATACATTAAATGGTAGATTAACCTCAACTGTTGATTTTGTAAAAATTAGTACAGAACTAACTAGACAATTTGGATTTAATGCTCAAGCTGTTTTTAGTAATGAAACTTTAGCAGCAGCTTCTGAACTAACAGGTCTTATGGGATTAACAGCTGAACAAGCTGCTAATTTTGCTTTACTTTCCCAAACAACAGGTACTAATTTAGATCAAAATTTAGAATCTCTTGTTGATCAAGTAGGAGCAATAAATGTAGCTAATAAATCTGCCGTTACTCAAAGACAAATTATTAATGACATAGGTAATGTTTCATCTGCTATAGCAATATCTTTTGAAGGTAACACACTTGAATTAGCAAAAGCTGCTCAAAACGCAAGAATATTAGGTTTAAATTTACAACAAGTAGATAATATTGCAGAAGGGCTATTAAATATAGAATCTTCTATTTCATCAGAATTTGAAGCAGAAGTTATCTCAGGTCAACAATTAAATTTAGAAAGAGCAAGATTTTTTGCTTTAACTAATGATTTAAATGGTTTAACCAAAGAATTAGCTAGTAATCAAGCAGCTATTAATGAGTTTTCTAATGGAACTAGAATAGAACAAGAAGCTATTGCAGGAGCATTAGGAATGAGCCGTGATGAAATGGCCCAAATGATTTTCCAACAAAGATTACAACTTGGAATTACAGATGAACAAGCTAGAGCTACTTTAGGATTAAACAAAGCAGATTTTCAAAGATTATCTGCACAAGAAAGCATAGCAAAATCAATAGAAAAAATTGGATCTAGTTTAGCTATTGTTTTAGAACCAGTATTAGCATTTATAGCTGAACATACGGATAAAATTTTAGGATTCTTTACTGCTTTATCAGCTATAAGTTTAGTTGGATTAACATCACAATTATTAAGAATGGGAGCAGCAGCGGTAGCACTAGCTGTGGCAAATCCAGGTTATGCTGCACTTACAATAGGTGGTTTAGTAGCAAGTACTGCATTACTTTCTAAATTATATACACAAGCAGGTGATGCAATTATTCCTGCAGGTAGAGGACCTATTATATCAACTAGAGAAGGTGGATTAATACAAGGAACAGCAAATGATGATGTTATAATGGCACCTGGCATAGCTAGAGGAGGAAGAAATGCGGGATTATCACAAGCTGATGTAGCAGCTATCGCAAAAGCAGTAAGAGACGGAGCATCACAAGCACAAATTAATTTAGATGGTGGTAGGGTATCAAATAGATTACAACCGTCATTAGCGGTTAACACAAGAAAATATTCAATATAAAATATTTATAATAAATAAAATAATTAATTATGGCAATTTTAGGAACACAAGTAACATCTACATTAAGTACAAAAGGTGAAACTCAAAACAATTTAGACAAATTACAACAATCTACAGCTCCAATTGATTCTTTAAAAACTTCTAAATTGGATTTAGACGGTAAGACACCTTCAAAATATGTAGATAACTTACCAAAATAATGGCATTAAAAGACCTAACATCTAACCTTACTAACTTAAAGTATAGTAAAGATATTAGAGGTGGTGGATATTCAGGACAACCTTTTATAAAAAGAGATGCTCCTGTTACTACTGCCCAACTAAATTCTTTATCTACAGAAGCTCTTAGTTTGGATTACCCAATTAGGGGTGGTTCATATGAGGAACTTGCTGCTAGAGAAGATTTTGCTAGGATTGATAGGTTTTTATTGTCTTACCCACAAGGTAAAGCATTTTTAGATAAACAAAAAGGGTTAATGTTCTCTAACCCTAATATGGAATCAGGTAGATCAGGAGGAATTTCTAATACTAGAGCATATAGTGATGGAAGAAATTTAATGACACAGATTGCCGAAGGAGGAACAGGTTTTCGTCACCCAAATGCTGGAGTAACTGTTCAAGATTTAGAATTTGCACAAAATAAATATCAATATGTTGTTTCTCATAAATCAAAAGAACAAAATAGATTAGTTAATTTAACTACTTTTAAAATTGATAATAAAGTTACAGAAGATGATTTCTTTGGAAACATAACAGCAAGAAATTTAGGAATTAATACATTTAATGATGGAGAATTATTTTTCTATACAGGAGGACCAGGTTCTGTTTATGGATTAGGAAATACAATAATTCAAAGAGCAACAAATAATTTAGGTGCTCCAATTAATACACAAGAAGCACCAACTTTTATTGGACCTAATTTTAGAAATAATATATATGGTAATGAAGTTCAAGCTAGGCCAATAACAGAAATTAATTATTCTAATTTATTAGGATTATCTCCAACATTTAATATTACAGACACAGAAAATGGTATTGCAGGTGGAAATATAGATAACTTAGCACAACAAAACTCACCTGGTTATATTAGAGCAGATAAAAACCCAAATCAAAACACTGTATTATTTAATAACTTTATGGGTTATGATGCAATTAGAAGGAGACTACAATCATTACCTGGAACTTTAGGAGTTACTGATTTTAGAAATGATGTAATTGATCCAAGCAGTGTAGCTAAGAGTAATTACAGAGATTTTAATATTACCACAAGAGTTGGTATAGGAA